GATAGAGGCATAAGAAGATTTAGAAAAAGGTTAACGGAACATAAACAAAGAGGTGAAGAGTCATTTACTAATTATGGTAAGACTTTGTTATCTAACTCTATAAGGCCCTATTCAGAAGGCATAAAGGCATTTTGTGAGGAGGGTAAGAAGGTATCGGGTGTACAACCCATTGCTAGAAAATTACTATCATTATTAGAACCAGACATAATTGCTTTGATAGCTTCAAAGTCTATTATTAACTGTATTACAATTTCTAGAAGATTAACTAGCGCAGCCATAAATGTAGCAAGTAAAATTGAGGATGAGGTTGCATTAAGAACATTTGAAGAAGAAAAACCCGAACATTATGGTATTGTAAAAGCTGACCTGGACGCACGTTCATCTGGCTATCAATACAAAAGAAGAAAGTTAAGAGAGTCTTCACAAAAAAATAACATTGAATGGACTGTATGGACTAGAAGTGAAAAAGTTCATGTAGGTTATAAATTAATAGAACTTATGTGTGTACACACGGGCCTTTGCGATGTTGAAACAATAATTAAAAAGAATAGAAGAGAAAAAAAATTAGTACCAACCCAACAAACTATGGATTGGATTAATAACAGAAATGATTTTCTTGAAGTTCTTGCTCCCGAATATTTTCCAACAATCGTTGCTCCCAGACGTTGGGAGGAAGGCAGCACAAAAGGTGGTGGATATTATTCAAGACATATTAAACCATTAACTTTAGTTAAATATCGTAAAAGAGAAAATCTAAAAATATTAGAAAATATATCAATGCCTGACGTGTACAAAGCTGTAAACGCACAACAAGATACACCATATAAAATTAATAAATTTATTTTAGATGTATTAGATAAAGCTTGGGAAAAAAATATAGCAATCGGTGGTTTACCTTTAGCTGAACTTTTAAATTTACCGGTACGACCACATGATATTGAAACTAATAAACTTGCTAGACAGTTATTTAGAATTGAGTCTGTAAAAATACACACTGACAATGCTAGACAAAAATCAAAAAGATTATTGTTTTATAAAGTTAGGTGGATGGCTCACATGATTAAAGAAAAAATATTTTATCATGCACACACTTTAGATTTTAGGTCTAGATGTTACCAAGTAACAAACTATTTAAACATACAAGGTGTTGACTTTGCAAAAGCACTTCACTTACTTGGAACTGGTAAAAAGATAACAGCAGAAAATAAAGGTGATTATTGGTTAGCTGTTACTGGTGCTGCACTATTTGGTGTTGATAAGGTAACAAGAGAAGAACAATTAAAATGGGTTGATGAAAACTTAGAGTTATTTAAAAAAATCCAGGAAGACCCTTTTGTAAACCGTGAGTGGGAAATGGCCGACAAGCCTTTTCAATTTCTTGCTTGGGTTAATGAGTGGGTGTCTTTTAAAAATGTTGGTTACGGATATTTAAGTACGTTTATTTGTAACCAAGATGGCTCATGTAATGGTATTCAACATTACTCTGGAATACTTAAACACACTGCGTCTGCTAGAGCAGTCAACCTAGGTAAATCAGAAAAGCCACAAGATGTTTATACAGTTGTAAAAGACACAGTGATTGAAAATTTAAAAACAATGAATGACAATCCGTTTGCAAAACTTTGGTTACAATTTAAAGTTAAGCGTTCAACTGTCAAAAGAGCAATCATGACTTCACCTTATGGTTCAACACGTTACTCTTGTAGTGACTTTGTTGATGAAGATTTAGTTAAAAGAAAAGACCAAGGGGATGAACACCCTTTTGGCAGCTCATCGTTTCAAGCATGTACATTTTTATCGGGTGTTATCTGGGACAGTATGGGTGAAGTTTTATCATCCGCAAGATTAGGTATGTCATTTTTACAAAACTGTGCAAAAGTTTTAGCAAAAAATGGACATGCAATTCGTTGGGTAAATCCAGTTGGCTTTCCAGTCATTCAAGATTATCCAGAGTTTAAATCTATGCGTGTAAAGACTCGAATGTTTGGTGAAATAATAAAACCTAGAATAAACGTTGAGACAGAAAAGTATTCTGTTTTAAGGGCCTCTAATGGTTTACCACCAAATTTTATTCATTCACAAGACTCAGCGCATATGATGAAGGTTGTATGCAAAGCTTATGATAAAGGAATATCTCATTTTTGTAATGTTCACGACTCTTTTGGGACATTGGCTGCGGACTCACAAGTTCTTGCAGATACAATTAGAGAAACGTTTGTAGAATTATATGACAACGATTGTCCACTTGAAGGATTTAAAGTTTCAATAGAACCTACACTTACAGAAGAGCAACGTAAAAAATTACCAACTGTACCAGAAAAAGGTGACTTTAATATAAAGGAGGTTTTACAGTCTGAGTTCTTTTTTGCGTAAATCAACCCACTAGTAGATTGATTAGTACCCCTATTAGAACCAAAGGAATAATTATGGACTTTGTGTATCTTCCTATGGATAAAATTGTCGAATTACAATCCAAAGGAATAATAACAAGCGACAATAAAATCAACAACAACGAGGAAAACAATGGCGAACAATTATACAAAGATTGTGACACCGGTTGGACTTGCTCAGTTTCCGTGGTTAACAACTGCTGATACTAAGTTTGGTGAACCAGGTGACTACAAAACCAATCTAGTTATAAAAAAAGAAAATTGCAAAGATGTTATTAAAAGCATTGATGAAGCAATTAAGGAAAGTCTTACTCTTGCAAAAGAGAAGTCTAAAAGTAAAGAAATAAAACAAGCTAGTTTACCATATCATGATGAACTAGATGAAAAAGGCGACCCTACTGGGAATGTTGTATTTAAATTTAAATGCAAAGCAGTAGTCACTATGAAAACTGGTGAAACGTTTGAAAACAAACCCGCAATATTTGACGCTAACGGCATACCCGCAAAAGACGTTAATGTGTGGGGTGGTTCGGAACTTAAAGTAAGTGCTGAATTAATTCCGTATTATACTTCTATGGTGGGTGCGGGAGTCTCAATGAGACTTAGAGCTGCCCAAGTTATTAAACTTGTCGAGGGTGGAAACAATTCAACTGGATATGGCTTCAAGAAAGAAGAAGGCTTTGCAGTTTCAGAAACCCAGGAGTTTGATAATGAGACACAACCAGTGGTGGCCCAAGAAGACGACTTCTAAATACAGGTCGGGCCTTGAAGAACAAATAGCAAGGCAATTAACATATTCAAAAATTAAATTTGAGTATGAAACAAAAGTAATAAAATATATCAAACCAGAAAAGTCACATAGGTATACACCTGATTTTGTTTTAACAAAAAAAGATGGAAGCCTTATGTACATTGAAGGCAAAGGTAGATTTTTAACGGCTGATAAGCAAAAACATATTTTAGTTAAGAAACTTTATCCAGACTTGGATTTAAGATTTGTCTTTTCTAATTCACAAACTCGCATATCCAAAATATCTAGAACGACATATGCTATGTGGTGTCAGAAACATGAGTTTAAGTATTCTGATAAATACATACCAAAAAGTTGGATAGCTGAGTTAAAATAGTGTATACAAACAACGGGGTAAGTTCATAGCTTACCTTTTCTGTAGGCCCTTAGATTAACGTCTAGGGGCCGTTTGTTTTTAAGCCAAAAATTTATAGAGGAATATCAATATGGAAAATAGTGAATTTCTGTATCACGCTCCTTGTATCGAATGTGGCAGCAAAAATAATGTTGCCGTTTATTCAGACCTACATGGCCATTGCTTTGGCTGTGGTCATTATTATCCAACATACGAAAAACAAGAGGTGGCTATGGAAACAACAAATAAAGAATTAGTTCAAGGAGAATGCAAACCTTTAATTAAAAGAAAAATAAATAAAGAAACTGTTACCAAGTTTAATTATCAAACGGGTAAACACAATGGTAAAAACGTACAAATTGCAAACTACTACGACAAAAATAATAAATTAGTTGCACAAAAATTACGTTACCCAGACAAATCTTTTCAATGGATTGGTGATAGTAAGAACGCTGTATTGTTTGGACAAAACTTATGGCGTAATGGTGGAAAAACTGTGGTCGTTTTTGACGGTGACATAGATTCTATGAGTTTATCTTCTCTTCAAAATAACAAGTCGCCCTGTGTTTCTATCAAGACTGGTAGTCAAGGTGCTAAGAAAGATTTACAACAGCAACTCGAATGGTTAGAAAAATTTGAGTCTATTGTATTAATGTTTGACTCAGATTCTGCGGGAAAAAACGCAGCTCAAGAATGTTCTAAAATCTTTACACCTGGAAAATGCAAAATTGCAACTCTTCCATTAAAAGATGCTAACGAAATGTTAGTACAAGGTAAGACAAAAGAATTAATTGATTGTATGTGGGGTGCTAAAGCCTACAGACCAGACGGTATAATTTCTGGTGAAGAAATTTATAATACATTAGTTAAAGAAGATACAAACCAAACTATTCCATATCCATTTGAATGTTTAAATACAAAAACAAAAGGAATGAGAACTGGTGAACTGGTTGTAATAACTAGTGGTACGGGACAAGGTAAATCACAATTATGCAGACACATAGGACACCACCTAATTAAAAAAGGTGAGAGTGTT